TGGAATGGGTGCATGAGTATATTATGTTCTGCTTGGAATACGAACATAAAGTTAAAAGTACCAGAGATACCAAGAGGCATACCATCACTAAAACTCCCTTGCCCAAATGGGTAAACGAGAAACACAGCTAGAGCTGCTGATAGTGGTGCTGTATATGCTACAAATATCCATGGTCTCATTCCTAGTCTGTATGAAAGTTCCCATTGTCTTCCAGCGTATGCTGCTACTCCTATTAAGAAGTGGAAGATAACGAGTTGATATGGTCCGCCATTGTATAGCCACTCGTCCAAAGTGCCGGCTTCCCAAATCGGGTAAAAGTGCAGTCCTATTGCATTGGAGCTTGGAACTACTGCTCCAGAAATAATGTTGTTTCCGTACAACAACGAACCTGATACTGGTTCACGTATGCCATCTATATCTACAGGCGGTGCTGCGATGAAGGCGAGAATAAAACATGTAGTTGCAGCTAGTAAGCAAGGGATCATAAGCACCCCGAACCATCCCACATAGAGACGGTTCTCTGTACTTGTTACCCACTCGCAAAACTTCTGCCAATTATTACTAATACTACTTTCTCTTGTTACTGAGATTGCAGCCATTAAAATATACCCGGGATAATTTGACCGGTTGATACGTAGGCACCTAGTGCTGCTACGAAGCCAAGCATTGCTGCCCAGCCATTAAATCTTTCTGCTTCTGGTGTCATAATTGGTTGTTTAGGTAGAACCTCAATTGGAGGTTCGTAAGGATATTCGTTATAAAGTAAGTTATCTAAATCTTTTGTTTTCATAATTAAAAATTGACATCCGATCTATCTAACTTTGCAATGACATCTTGCCTGTAAGCTGGATCAGTGTCATAGCGAGGGTCGCTCATTGCTGCGACTAATTCAGCTTGACTTCTAAATACTGAGTCAGCTGTCTTTGATGGTTTACCTGTTAGCATTCTTCCTTCGTATCCATTTGCTTCTTGGAATTGAGCTTTCATTCCTGTAACTGCTAATTTAATTTGATCAACATTTCCAGAATTAACTAAGTCATCAAAAGCTTGGATATCTTTATTGTCTAAATTTTCACTAGCCCATGTAACTAGCTTTGCATAATCTTTCTGTCCGCCAGCTAAGTTTTGAATAGTACGTACATCTGTGTCAGACATATCTACTATCTCAGCTTTCTGATATCCTGATTCAGTTTTTCTTCCTTGTAAATAGGAATCAACAATTTGCTTAGAAAAGCCAGCTTCCTGTAACTGTGCATAATGTTCATCAGTAATATTTCCATCGTTTGCATGGAAATGTTTACTTATTGCAAAAGGATCTACTCCTTTATTTTGAAGAACACTACTTACTTCAGACCCGTAAGATTCACTAACAAGATCATAATTAACAGAACCATCTTCCAAATATTCTTGGACTGTTGTTTCTGTTTTATCTTCTGTACTTTCTACTTCTTGGGTTTCTTCCCGCCCTTCTTGTACGCCATCGGTATTATCTCCTAGTTTTTGTTGTAGTTCTAAATAAGCTTTTTCTAGTTGCTCAGGGTTTTCATACTTACCAGCAAGAAGACCTTCCTGTTCGGCAACAAGTTTCTCTCCAACTTGTAGAGAGTCTTGTTCCTCTTCAGTAAGGACTTCAGCTTCTGGTGCATTATCTATTGTAAATGTTTCAGCCATAATTATTCTGTGGGTGGTACCTCTTCTTCAGGTACTGGTTCTGCTTGCTGTCCCATCATCATTGCTGGGTTTTTACTAGGGTCCATCATTGGTGTACCAGCTAGTTGTCCAGCTTGATCAAGTAAAGCTTTCTGTTGAGCCATTTGTTGCTGTTGTTGCATCTCTTGGTTTAACTGTTCTTGAGTCTTAATAAGATTTAGAACATCAATACCTTGAGCAGCAGCCAATCTTTTAATTGCTTCTAATGGTTGAACATATTTCATCAAAGCTTCTGGTCCTAAAGTCTGAGCAATAGTCCCAATAAACTGTGTCAAACTCTCTCTATCTTGACCACGCCCTAAAGCATTTATACCAGCTACGATTGTAGGTCTGACTATATCTTTAGGTAACTTTGGTATTTGATTACTTCTCTGTAAAACTAATAGTGTTCTATTGAGGTAAGGTATTAGGAACTCGACTGTGAGCAATGAAAATATGCCACCTAATTGTTGTTCTAGTTCTAACTGTGTAAGTCTTACCTCTTCAGCTGTTACTCTTTCTGCATTCCTTATGTTCATAACAAGGAAAGCTTCAAGTAATCTTTTCTCAATCTGTTGAGACATGTTTGCAGCTGTAGCAAAGTCAGCAGTTTTACCAACTTGGACTACCTGTACATCTTCCGCTCGCCCTTGGACGATGGCTCCGTTTCCTGCTTTAGCAATAGTTGCTGGTTTAGTAGTTGAAGAAGGTGAGACAAGAAATATAACTTTAGCTGCCGCTGCTGCTCCTTCAACAAGAGCTTGAGACAAACCTTCTAAAGTTTTTAGATCTCCTAAAAATTCTTCTACTCTTCCTCTACCATAATCTTCACCATCAACTGTATTAAATCTAAGAACAAGCCAAGGACTTGCACTCTTTGGAGCAGTACTTCTTGAACCGGGAAGAATCTTTTCGTCTACTTCTTGATACCATACCCATCTTCCATCAACTAATTTGACATAGGTGTAAACTTCTACGTCATCTTTTTCACGACTGTTAGTTTCATCTACGACACTATTGACTGGTGGTTCTGGAATATCAAATTCTAATACCTTTCTACTAATTAATTCTTTTGTGACTATCTCTAAAACGTTGCCATTACCATCTCGGTTTACGACATACCTTGATAGTGGGAAAGTTTTTAACCCATCTTTACCCATAAAGATTAGAGAGTTACCGCCAACGATCAAATGTTTAAGTGCCTGATGTATAGTCACTCTGTCATTTGATGCAGCGATATAATCCATGATCATCTTCTCAATTTTTGAGAAAGATAAATCAAGTTCTCCTTTTATTTGGGGATTATTTAATTGTTGAGCTAATTTATCTTCCTTAACCTGTAGCTTGAAGAAGCTAGTCTGTGGCGGTAAAACTGCGAGCATAAGCTTCGCAGCTAACGTCACCACACACTTAGCTCCAACGGATTGCCAAGGTACTTTCAAAGATTCGTGGCTTGGTTTAGACGATGTATCGTCTTGTATTAGGTAGGGCAACGTGAGTTCTGAACATTCAATAGCTTTATCTAAAAATGTTCTTCGGTCAGTAGTTAATTGACTGTACCGCTCACGAGCTGACTTCATTGATTAAGTCCTCCAGCTGGACCAGACTGTCCAGTATTAACGTTTGGATTTAAAGGTATTAATAATTGTCCTGATCCTTGAGCATTCTCAGTATCAGATTTATTACTTTGAGCTTCCTGTATTGCTGGGTTTATCTCCTCTTCCATTGGCTCTGGTGTAGGTAATGGAGCTGGTGGTGCAGGAGGTGGTGTAGGCGCAGGAGGCAAAGGAGCTGGTGGTGGTGGGGGCGGTGGATTGTTCGGGAAACACATTAAATTTCTTCCTCCATTATGGATTTTATGTATTCAATTACGCTGGCTTGTCCAGCTCGGTACATTATTGTCTGTACATCTTCTTTAGGATGGATAGGTTTCCATCCAAAGTTTTCCTCAAGTCTTGTAAGCAGCTTGTCTAATCTTTCGTTGTGAAGCTTAAGAGTATTGAGGGAGATTTGTGTTTGCATGTTCAAAGAAAGCTGGCATTCTCGCAGCTTTGGTGGCATTAAATTCTGGTGCTTTACCTTCATACATAAGTCGATCACTAGCATCGAGCCAAAATTTTTTGCTCAAATATTGATCGTCATGTATTTGATTTAAAGGTTGCATTATCCAATTAATTGTTGCCTTCCTTAGTTTGTCTAAAGAAGGACTGTAGTTAAGACCAAGCTCTGCACATACCAAACTATTAGTTGCTACGTGTATCTGCTCGTCTCTAGATATATCTGCACTGACTGTTCTCAACCCAGCATCACCATTGAATCTAAAGAAAGGAAGTATTACAAAAAAGATTGCTCTTTCTATTACTAATGCTTTCAATATTGTGTGATCTGGATGAGATATCCATGCATCTCTTAAGCGTATTGCTTCGGCTTCGGCTTTATCATCTACGCCTAGAGCGTTAGCGATATATCCGAGAGCTAAATCATGGTTGTCCTCATCTTTTATATTTGATTCCAAAAGTTTTCTACTTTTCTCTGGAATCTCAGACAAAGAATCAGCCACAAACGAGCCAACTGGACATTCCATATTGCGTACTGCAAGAGCACGGAAGATGGTTTCTTCTGCTCCATATTTAACTCTTCCTTTAGTAGTCTGGACCGGAGTCCATTTTCTTTTTCTATTTAATAATTTTTCGTAGGGGTTCATTGTTGACAGTCACAAGCTAATTCATCAGGTTTGTTGCTCATTATGTCTGCCAAGTAATCATCAACATCGGACTGATCTAATGCTGCATAAGCATCAGACTTATCTTGAGTGTCGCCCATTACTTGTAGAGAATAATAGAGCGAAGTCTGTGGACTAATTAGCCACTCTTCGATAAATGCTTCATCGTAAGTCACCATATCACTCCAAGAATTGAAGCTATAGCCATGAAGCAAACCAGTTCTATCTAGCATGATCATTATTTGATCAGCTACTTTTTTATAATTCTCCCATCCAACTTCGGATGCGATTTCTACGTTGTTGCCATATTGAACTTGTTCTACCCCAAATGTACCTGAATCTCTATCAACTGTTCTTGATATAGGAGGTGCGATCTCAGGAGTTGCTGTGTAGCCATTGAGATCCTTACTTCTATACGAACAACTAGCAGTTGGAGCTATGGCAAATGCTCGAACCATGTTGTTCTCTCTTGCTATATTGGCTGATTCAATTACGCCCAAGTAAAGTTCGCGAGCAGCCAGTCCCGCGTAACCCTCGAAGCTTCTACCTTCATTAACGGCTTCCAAAGCTTCGCCAAACTGGGCGTAGGTTATGTTGTTATTTGCTAAGAAGTTGGCTAGACCTAAGAGTCCGAATCCAACTTGCCTGTCGATATCTGGTGCAAGATACTCTCCAGACTCTTCAATCCCTGTCCGACTATGGAGCTTGCACAAATCTGACATACCTTCACGCATACCTTGTCGTATGTCGCCGATACGACAGGCTGACATATTAAGGTGCTGTAAGAGGCACGTTCCGCGTGAGGGCAAGTAAACCTCAAGACAGACGTTTGAATAGATTCTGTTTCCATCTTTATCATGTTTTATTTTGTTGAGCCAAATGTCTCCTCTTGCAATGCCTCCAAGAATAGCTTCCTTTGTTCTAGGTTCTGCATCAGACCAGAGTGCTGCTGTAAGATCAACTGTTCGTTTAACCCATGGGAGCTCTTGTCTTTGGACTTGCACGAAGTCAATAATATCGGGGTGGTTAATATCAAGGTGCAAAACACAGGCACCGTTGCGGTACGTACCGCCTCTCCTAAGTATTTCATTTAATGTTGAGTAAATTTTTGCAAACGACACTGGTCCGCTTGCAACAAGCGTGTCAGTTCCTTTATTAGTTTTTGTTCCTGCGGGTCGTAATTTCGACAGGTGGACTGCAACACCAGCTCCGTATCTGAGAGCATGCGATACAAATTTCCAGCTACTTTCGATTCCATCAGTTCCTTCCATTGAGTCTTCAACGACGAAGACAGTACATGACACGGGCAGACGTGATGTTGGATTGTCAATCCATGACTGGACTCGACCAGTCCTCGCAATTTTGTTAGCCATTTATATGAGTGAATGTAAATTTGGTTTTTTATAGTTAGGTCCTTTCAATATCTTTCCGTCTTCTCTTCTTATTGGGTTCCCATCTTCATCTAGTTTCGATAGGTTACTTTTATGCACTAGCTTTAAAGCTCTGTCTAAATCCCATCCCATGTTCACTGCATATTGATAACAGACATAAACAAGATCAGCCAATTCTTTAAGACATTCTTCTTTGTACTTATCAGTAGTTCTAAACAACATCTCTTCAGCTTCAATAAATTCCTTGTACTCTTCAGCAATTAAACTGACTTGATAATCTCTCGTTGCTTTATTGTCTGAATTTTTGATGTTGTATTTCTTCCTGAACTCCTTGGCTTGTTCTAAATTCGATCTCATTTTGTAAGTAGTGGATAGCTTTTTTTAAATCTTGTATGTCGTTGTCTTTATAACCGGCTCTGCATATGTATTTGATTACGTTTCCGAGGTGGAATCCAAGTCCTTGGTCTCTAATAAAATCCCAAACATCAATGGAACCTCGTTTGTAGTAGGTCGGTCCGTGGTCGTTGGTGGTTTCGGCCATTTTTCTAATAAATTTTTAATAGTATTTCCTAAAACAAAAGCTTGTTTCTGTAGAGCTAAGAGGACAATAATTATGTCCTCTTTCTTAGTTTCAGGTTTCTCTAGCAGTAACTCCATCTGTCTCAGCTTTAGTTTCTGTTCCAGAGTCAACTCGATAGTCGGCTTCGGGGGTCCAGAGCTTTGGTTCTTTTTTGTCATGGTCGTAGTCGTCAGTTGTTAATATTCGTGCGAGTCTTGCGTTAGTCAGCGCATCCTCTTCAGTCATGTCCTTTTCTTTAAAAGTTTCAACGACTGCTTTCCATGTGTAACCTTTCTCTTCAAATATCTTTTCGGCTTTTTTAATACCTATCCCGGGTACGCCAGCGTATCCGTCAGTATTATCTCCGGCAAGTGTTTGAATAAGATGCCATCTAGCACCCTCTTCTGGTGTGATGTGTACCTTTTCTTTAAAGTCATATAAATCACCGGGGATCTGTCGCATATCCTTATCAGGAGAGACAATTATGTTCCCGGGATACTTAGTTGCATAGATACCCATGGTATCGTCAGCTTCTAACGTATCTTTAACTATTACTTTGTATTTAATTTTTAAAGCATTTATAACTCTTTTAAATCCACAGGGCTTTTTTCTATTTCGATGACCCTTGTATTCAGGTAAAATTTTTTTCCTAAAATTATTAGGACTTGTAAAGAAGAGAATAATATCGTCAAATGAGCCAAATTCGTCTTTTATCTTTTTTAAATCTCTCTCAACGCAATTTAATGCGTCAGTAAAGTTAGATGTAACTACTATCAAATCTTCGCCAAAATCAATCTCAGTTTCGGTTGCGGCACAACATTTATAAACAATGTAGTCGCAATCAATTAATAATTTCATATTTTAATGTACTTCTGCCCAATTTTTTCCAACTTTTGCATCTGCTGCGATTGGACATCGTAAGTTGTAGTATTCTCCAGCTAATCTTGCTGATTCAGTTAATATGCTCATTAATATCTGAGCACCATCAGGACTTGTCTCGTATTGCAATTCATCGTGGACAAACGCTAGTTGATGAGTGTTGGAATTATATTTGATGCCATCATCAGCAATAACCATCCATCTCTTTGCAATAACTCCAGCACTACATTGGAGAAGATAATTTAATCCTTTGTGTGGACTATCAACTAAGACTTTTCGTCCGTCAATCGCCACTAACCAACCATTAGTTGATTTATTTTGTACTGCTTTTTGTAAATCCGATAAACCATCAATAGCTGCAACAAAAGCTTCACGTATTTCTTTACCTTTTTTAGATGCTGCTCTATCAGATAAGGTGTTGTCATAGGACAGACCTAACTTGATATTTCCAGCTCCATAAAGGTATGCATACGATACAGTCTTGACTTGTCTCCTTGATATGCCGATCTTATCAGCATTTACTTGGTGAATATCTCCGTTAAGTAAGATATCTGCATATCTACCGCCGTCATATCTACCAAGATAATGGGCAAGCATTCGTAGCTCTATTCCAGCTAAATCAGCTCCAACCATTACTTTCCCGGGAGAAGCTGTGAATAGTTCCCTAAATTCTTTTTCAGATGGTACTTGTGCTAAGTTCGGTTTACGATGAGCACATCTAAATGTGTTCGTACTAACCGAGCAATGGTGGTGAATCTTACCTTCAGTCGTAACAAGCTTGTTCCAAGCGTTCACGCCTTCGGATATCATTCCAAGCTTCTTCTTTATTGTCAAACATTTCGCACATAGTTTCGAGAAGGGAATATTTATCTCCGTCAATGTAATCTCGTCGATAATTGGTTTCCCAGTCGTGGTGGTCTTGGTCAGTTTGACATTCAAATGAGTCGTCAGAATCCATGCTATGTGGTCTCTTGATGTTGGGTTAAACTCCTTTATTCGTTGTATTTCACATCCTTCTCTATATCCTTGTGTTGCGTTATCTCGTTTAGGAGTGAACAACGATCCTGCAACGAAAGGGAATTGTCCTCGAAGTATTTCTTGAGTTTCTTCCATCTCTCTTCGGAGATGTGACTCAAGTTCGAGAGCTTTTGATTCATTAAATGTCCATCCATTTATCTCTTGTTCAGTAAGAATCTTTGCGACTCTATGTTCTAATTGACACGAGTCATCAAGGGGCGGAAGTGCTCGCATAATTTTGTTGTTACTTGTACGTCTTGTACGCAATAATCTTGCATTTCTTGTGACCATTCTTTCCAGTCACTTGTTTTTCCAAATTCACCTTTATATTCGCCTAAGCGATAACCATAACTTTCTAAACTATGCCGTCCATATAACTGTAATGGCATTCTCGGCCACTCTCTTCTCTTATCTATGTCCATCATATTTGGATGGAAATGCCTAGATAACACAAGAGTATCAATAACATCCCCACTAGGGTCAAACCAAGAGTAACTTTTCCGAAGAACAGGTAAATCGTAGCCAATAATATTGTGACCAACGATAACATCAGCCGAGGATAACCAATGCAAAGCTTCCGTGATCGGTCCGCATTGATCACCTTGATGATTAAATACGAACGTTTCCTCCTTTTGGGAGTCGTATATGGCAATGCAATGTATTGTAGAAACGTCATGTAATAGTCCGTTAGTTTCGCAATCAAATACGAGCATTTGTTTTTCCGACATATGTTTTATCTTTAAACTTTGCTTTTATCTTTTGCTGTTTAGTAGGTGGGTTAGGTTTTTTTAATTCTTCCAACTCAGAAATCTGTGTTGGTATCGAAAATTGGGTCCTTATTTTCATTAAATTTACAGGTGTCTTTATCATATTTGAGTTCAGCAGCTACACCTGTCTCTCCTGAGTATCTGTTCTTTAAAACTCTTAAAGTCGAGACATCATCGGGGTTCTGCTGATCACGCTCTAGAGCTAAAACTGTGTCAGACAGTTGGGAAATTGAAGCTGATCCTCTCAGCATTCCAATTGATACCTTTTGTCCATCTTCTATCGCTTTATCTCCTTGCGCTCTTCTTAAGTGAGAAACTAAAAATAATTTAATTCCTGTCCTTTCAACCAGACTTCTTAAGTCAGTCATGGTTTTATCTATGGTGCGTCTCTCATCCATAGTCCCATCCATGCCGGACAATAATATGGATAAGTGATCGAGAAAAACTACTTTTATATCCAGCCCGAGAGCCATATATTCAATTCGACTGTAAATAGTATCCGCAGATAAACTACCAAAATGGTCGTATAAATAAAGGTTCCAATTATTGATAGTGGAATCGTAAGCATCTTTTAGGGTGGTGTATTCATGTTCGCCAAGGTGCAGGGCTTTACCCACAGCTACTGACATAAGTCCTAAAGCTGTTCGCCTGTTAGATTCTTCTAATGCGATGTAACCAACCTTTACTCCCTCTTCTAAAAGTTGAGTAGCTAGTTGTCTACAGAATGTACTTTTACCTTGACCTGTTCCGGCAGTTATAGTGGTTAGTTCCCCATAGCGAATGCCATGAGTCTTTTCTTGTAGTCCTTCCCATTTATATTTGTGATCGCATGGAGGACTTGGTGTAGTGACGGCTTCTAATAAAGATTTGCCATCAACAATTCCATCAGGTTGATATGGTTTTGCATCCCATATAGCTCGTCTTATAGCATCAGCATCATCTGCTTGTAATGCATCAGATGCGTCTTTATATTTTTCTAATCGAGCAATCGTGACTTTACCTGACGGTAAAACTGTCGCAGCTTCTTCAGTAGCTTTTCTTCCTGCTTCATCGTTGTCGAAGAATAAGCAGATTTCGTCGTATCCCTGTAGTAAAGGAATTTGTTTTTGAAGGTCTTTTTTCGCAGCCGCTGCGCCATGAGGTAACGATACCATCGGCCAGTTCGGAAAAGCTTCATAACAGCTCGCCGCATCTAATTCACCTTCAGTAATAACAATACGCTTACCACTACTAGGGAATAGATGCTGACCAAATAAGGTGTCAACGGAAACTCCTTCATATTTAAACTCTTTTAATTTGTTTTTAGTTTTAAATCCTTTAAGTCGTCCATCAGTCGTGAAATAAGGGAAGCGTAAGTGTGATTCGTCCCTGTAGATCTTGTATTTTTCACATGTTTGTTCGCTAATTCTTCTTTTATGCAACCTTTGGGCTGATCCTTTGAATTGAACATTTGTCTGCATTTGATGAGTGTTGTCTATATCAGCTGCCGTGTACGTTTGGCAAGCAAAGCAATAGCTGTGACCATCCGTGTAAACGCTATTAGCATCGGATGATCCACAGTTATTACATGGTTCGTGTCTTATAAATTCGCTTTCAGTCATGTCAACCAATCAATTGGTATGGCGTGGAATGCACACCATTTAATTCCATATCTCTGACACCACTTTGCGTAGGTAGTCTTTGACTTTTTACTGATTTTTTTATAGGGGTCTTGAAAGACAATACGTAAATCTATATCTGGATTTTCTTTGATTACTTGTTTAATCTTGCGTCTATCTTCAGGTCTCCAATAGCCCTTTGTTTCTAAAACAACTCCGTTGGGAAGAATAAAATCAGGGGTGTATAGGTGCTGAATAGTATATGAAAAACTTACGCTCTCATACTCATAATCAACACCTAACTCACATAAAAGATCAGAGACTTTTTCCTCTAATCCTGATTTAAACATTAGAAGTCGTCGTCAGGTTCTACCTCTTGAGTAGCTGCACTAACATTTGGGTCATCAGCTTTAAAGCCAGATGTCTTACCAAACAATTCAGCTACTCCATCTTCGTCTAAGTCTCCACTATCAATGCCGGCTCCCGTCTGGATAGAAACGATCTGCACTCCGGACAATTTCAATGACGTACCATATGTCACGCCATCTCTCAGAATGTAGGGTTTTTGATGAAAGCCGAGCTTAACTTTAGATCCTTCATATACTGGTGTATCTACGTTCGTGATCGGTGTACCTTCTGTATCAACTACTGGTGGTCTCTTATCTTCAGCCCATGAGAACTTGATTATAAATTTACCTTCTTCAACTTCTTCCCATGGCTCGGGACGTAAGGTGCTGCGCTTGGGGTTCTTGAGTTTTGACTCAGCCCACTTAAGACAATCAGCTCTTTCACTCTCAAGCTTTTCTACTACATCACTACCAACAACGGCTTTAAGTGAGTAGCCAAATTTGCTTGGCTTTAATATCGCCTGATAACCTTCAAGGGTTACAGGACTTGGTGTTATGTGGATGTTCTTGGGCATTAACAGAAAAAATATAATGATTCAATTACCGTAGACGGTTCTAAGTCTCCGATAATCGGTGGTTCAGACTCAGCTCCAATTGCTTGGGCGAAGTCTCTAAGGAAGTCATGCTCCGCAAATAGGTGCATGTATGTATCTCTAACTAGGTGGGATAACAAATTCATATCTGTAGCTCTACATAAGACTGAATCATGTATCAAACTAATTGGTGCATGAAACTGTGTAGCAGCTATATGTAGTAATGAAGCATCAAGTGAATGAATTAGATTAGGAGCTGTAGCGTTTTTGTGATGCTTGGCATCTACACCTTTCTCCCCATCAGCTATGCGTATCTGAACTCGACCAAGTAGTTGTAAGTCAACCACTTTAGAGTTCATCTTCATAAGTCTTTGTGTGACCCTAAAGCCAGATGGAGTAATCCATATCAGCTGGTCAGCACCTTTCTTTATCGCATTACCTACTTCTGTCTCTATCCATCTCATTACCTTCATTGGTCCCGGGACGACCTCTTCCATGGCGTTCCTGACCGCTTGAACTATTTGAGTTAGTTCGTCATTCTCTACCTCAATATCAATATCTTCAAAAGCATCTCTTATATATTGCCTATTACTAAAGGGTTTAGCATTGTAGGGTATTGTCATCACGCACCTTTTGGTTTTTTTTCTATCCCAATAAGGTTGTAACCTCTCAGGTATGTGAGGTCTGCTTTGATCTGCTATTACTTGATATGCGTCTTGAGGTTTCTCACTTGGTATTACATTTACCAGTGAAGCTGTGGACTTATCGCGAGCTAGTCCTGCCAGTATCTGTAGACCTGAGCATGTCGCATCGGTTGCCACGGGTAGACCAGTAGTTGACCTTGTTTGAGCTATTACTACTGAATAGTATTCTTCACATGCAGCAAGGAATTGCCATGGTTCGTCAACTGTCTCCCAATCTCCAATATTATTAATTGGATCTGTAGCTACTCGCTTGATAATATCTAGATTTGCCATCGGCCACGCTAGTCTTTCTTCTAACGTTGCTTTGTCTAGACCAAAAGTTGTAGCTACTTGAAAAGCTAACCACTTCTTACCTTCTTCAGTAATTACAGCTTCTTCAGCAAACTTAATTAAACTCTTACCGAAGTCAGTATCTTGTGGTGTAAGAAAGCTGGGTATGGGATATGCTCTACCCCTGTAGTCGAAAGACCAAGGAATATAGTAGTCCTTACCTTTAAACTCTCTGACACAATTCATTGTCATTCGAGTTCTACAGCTCGTCCTCCATTCGTTAGCGTTCTGGTTCTTAGCTATCGCTGCTCTCTTCTTCCATTCCTTACGACTCTCTTTATTAGTATCTATGTCGAATGGTTTAGGAGGTTCAGGGTGATGTATAACTGGTCGGAATTTTCCTACTGTTATTTCTCTCTCTTCTAACTCCTCAGCAACTCCAACTATGAAGTCATTTAAATGGTATTTAACCTTTTGTATCAGGTTTAAAAACTCGTAAGTTTTTTCTCCCTGTATAGGTAAGGGTACCCCCCTTCGCACCATTTCATGGCACTTAGTTACATCGTTTAAATAGTAACCACCATCATGTAAAAGACTCCAATCTCTTGGCTCAATTAACATCGGCCACGCTATTGGTGAAAACAATTCGGTGATCCTGATTATCTCTGCTTTATGCTTTTCAAATTCTTCTGTAGTTTTTAAATATAAATCAGTTTTTCTACCAACATGTATATTTAATTTCTCAAACCATCCGGATGATGAACAGAAGCAATCAAGGAACCATGTCCCTGCTTTTATTCGTAACTGTACATTCCATGCTTTCCATGGTTCTATCTCTGTCTTATTAAATAAGACTTGCATAGATTTTCTTTTGTACTCTGTACCTTTAGCTTGATGCCAATAGTTTTCTTTGAGTACCTTGAATAATCCGGGGGCTGTGTCTTCGTAGTATCTCATCTGACATTCAGCTTCGAGGGCATGACCAATAGCATCAGCTATCTTGATGACCTTTCCGTTCTCTTTTCGATAAGAAAATACTTTGTCAAATGTGATCTTTGCAGTAATAGCAGCTTGAGACTCTGTGTCTAATGAAAACAAATAAGGAATTAACTCCATTAAATGTCCAGCACCTTTAACTGCTACTTTTTTTCTCTTCTCCTTTTTTAAATTTATCTGTTCAATTATTAACGGTAGGAGAGTATCAATTGAAGCCGAACCGAAAACTGTGGCCGAAGCATAATCCTGTTCAAGTAATTTCTTGGTATTGGATCTGATCTTTTCTAAGCCACCACTTATCTGTTTTCGCTCGAATCTCTCCTGTCTTTCTAGATCAGCAGGAAGCATTTAGTTCTATGGATTTTTAAAATGGACGGATACTAAGGTGTATAATTTCTAAACCCTTGCAAATAAAAAGACCTCAGCGATTATGCTAAGGTCCGATACCATTCTGAATTTTAACTTATGCGGTTTTTAAGTCCGGCGCGTCTACCAATTCCGCCACACTCCCAAGGCATTTCAGCGAATTTAGTCTAACAGACGCACTTAACATATCAATTAAAATCCAGTAAATGGAAATATTAAAGTTTCTACGGATTCAGCGGAACTATCAAAATTCCAGCTTATTCATAGAGTTTCGTTTACCATCATCAGTCGGCTTTGCGTAAATCAAAGTTGTCTGAAGATTGGCGTGACCTAATATACTCATTAGATCAATGGGTGGGCATCCCTGAGCAAGTTGCCAAGTAGCAAAACTATGTCTTAAACAATGAAATACATAAGCTCCAGTATCTGGGAAGTCCATGTGTGTATGTAGTAAACGACCAAATTGGTAACGTACTGCATCAGCATTTTTCCAATCGTTGCCGAATACTTTAACCCCAGGAAATCCCTTTGATGGCTTACCTTCGCACCGCTTGATGAGTGTTGAACGTAATGCTGGGTGTATTGGAATACATCTAGCTTCATCATTCTTAGTCATTTCTACATTGATAATGCCAAGATTGAAGTCCACCGCCCATGCGGGAAGTTTAAGTAATTCACTTAATCGCATACCAGTTAATGATGCTGCGAGGATTAAGTCATGTAAGTCTTCTCTATACATATAGTCCTTGGATATGCGAAGCATTTCCTTGACTTGTTCTTTAGTGAAGTACTTACGAACAGTTTTGTCTCGTTCCTTTCTACGTTTAAAAGGAGTTGGAAGATCAAAGGTTATAACATCGTCTTCTTTACAGTATTTAAGTACTGTTGAGACTGCTGATATAAACCTATTGATGGTGGCGTTCTTCTTACCTTCTTCTTCTAGACGTGTACATATATCTGTCATTAAACCTTTCGAGATTCGATGAGCAGGAAAAGAATGTCCTTGGAATCTAGTGAAGTAGCCAGAATAAAGGATCGCTGATTCGCGTCCTCCTCCATTACGCCACGTTTCGAGATTGCGGAGCGTGTAGTCTAAGCACTCGCCCCAAGTTATGGATTTAGCCATAGAGTTGTTCCTTGAGAGTATCTACCAGTTGCTTACCAGATTTAGTAAGGACGAGTTGATACCTCCTCAGATTAGAAGGATCTCGTTCCTTGCTAATCAGTTTCAGCCCCGGTTTGTTTTTGTAACGATGTATCTCTGCTAAGTAGTCAGTATTCCTGCTACCAGCAGCATTTGAGTAACCCAATGCAGCTTCCATGGCTTGCTTATGACATCCGTCATGGGATGCGATGTATAAGAAAGTCAATTGTAGTTGCAATGGCATTTCAGGATCGAAGATCATAAATGTCTTTAAACATTTAAAGAGCTTCTCCATCTGACTATCCGTCAGTTGGTCCTTCCATGGATCTGTTGCTCGTTCCATCGTCCTTGGGTGGGTAACATACAGGGCACCGTTGCGGTGTCTGTGTTTGATGTCCATTCGGACAAGTGTACTGTAACACTAATCTACCAATGTGTATATCAAAGTCGCAAAACTTCTCCTTGTCCATGCCTAAGTAGAAGGCACCTTTGCTAAAAATCTCCATGAAAACGGTAATCGTTGTTGGGGTTAAACTAGGGTATTAGGTAGATATATGCAATGTACATTTTGGTATCTTAACTTGTAAATACATCTCTGATGTCTTTACTGTTGTGATGTATGTATGTCTCAGCTGCATCATTCATTAACGCATCAAGGGTCAGATTCCTTGCTGCTGCAAGGATCTTTAGCTTCATGTGAAGTTCATCGGTGACCTTGATTGTTAATCGTTTAATGAGTTACACCTTGGTATATGTATTCATCGTAACAGAATCATCCGCCATTTGTTGTTGCAGAATGTTAAGCAATTCAGTTTTGTGAGGATGTCTATTTACGTCGCGTAATAATTCCGCGTATCTAATTTCAAATGTTCTTTTATTCATTGTTAAAATCGGTTGGTAATAAATCAGTAGGTTTTAAAAAGTACATTCCTTCCATAGTGCATAGGTAAATTTCCTTGTTTTCTTGGATTGATTTACTTATTCTTTTCTTTGTGTAAAACGGTGTGTTGTAATAGAACTCTTCTACCTTTCCGTTGTCGTCCTTGGTTCTGATTATTGAATAAACAGTATCAGGAAGTACATAGCCATAAATTTTCCAGTCTTCTAACTGTTCATATGGCATTGACATAAAGAATTTGTCAGGTGTGTCCTTGATAGCTCGCCAGTTATTGGGAAAGTATTTACGTTTAGCCATAAAATCTCATTCTCCTTACATCTAATAGGTTGTATTTGTGCGTTCTTGCAAAGTCCAATGCTTCAAAAGCTGCATCCTCATCGGTATCAGCTTTTATAAAGTAATGACTCCTGTATATGTCGTCATGTTTCAGACGATAGATAACTTGGTACGTGTTCATGGCGAGCCTGATGAGTGTTGATAATTACCTGTTCCGAGTGGAGGGTTTACTGACTGTCAGGCGTAGTCTTGTGTGCTAATTAAGAGCATTCATAAGGTCTTCAATCTCTTCTGCTTCAAGTGAGCAAGTAAGGATAGAGTCATTAGCTCTTTCTAGTGCTTCACATAACAGAGTTTGTAAGTTGCTGTACTGCTCTGTGTTCATTAAGCAATTGATGTGTTTCATGTGTTTCCTATGCGATCTTGAGCTAGTTTTTTAAATCGTTCTTTACTCATGTCAAACTTTGGTAGTTCTGGCTCAGGTTTAAATGAGCTAACTATTATGTCCATGCGTAGTGCTTTGTCCTTTATCTCCCTTAATTCCTTGAGTACATCTTGAAAAGATGAGGAATGATCGAGGTCAGGATTGGAAGCCCATGCAACTTCATATACTTCGGTTACGAATTGTGTTTGGTTCATGCTGCCTCCGCGTAAAATTCTTTTTCGTAGTGTTCTTTGTCATCATCTGAAATACTGTCCCATTTAAGAGAATCTTCATTAAATTCTTCTAATTGTTCGAGTACTTCGGCATGTCCAAAGTTGCGATTGATAGCATCATGTCCAAATGCGAGTTCATACACTCTTTCGATAAAGTCTTTGTCGTTCATGCTTCCTCCTTTGATTCCATGCAAGGTACTTTGAATGCAAGTGCTTCTATGTCCTTAGATAATTTGGTAACGAAATCCTTTTCACCATCTTTGTCACAGTCGTAGTTGTACATGTAATCACTTACATGCTCCCAACCATGTTCGTCCCATTCGCTGCGTGGGTGTGCTTTTACTACCGTTTTATTAATTGCTAATTGTCTCTTTTCTTCTTTTGTATATTCGTCAGGTTCTTTTTTAACGTGAATTGATCTTTCACAAAAGAACATGTCGAGTCCTTGACCATAGAGTAAGTAATTGAAATCACTTAATCTACGATGTTCAGCAGCAGCAATACGAGTCAATAGACTGTACTGCTTGTCGCTAACTTGAATAGAAATAGTTTTAGTCATTAGTCAGTAAAGCCCCGCTTATTGCGTGGGCAATCGGACGTAGACGGAATCGAACCGTCCATGCTGTTCGGAGTCAGCAATAGCCATACGTCCTTGT